AATGCTATGCAAAACGATGCAGATAAGATAAGAGTAGATAAGAAAAGAATATACATACCCACTTTGCCTGAGGTTGAATTATATTTTTTAGATAATGGTTACACAAAAGATTCAGCAGTAAAAGCCTTTAGGTATTATCAGGAAAACAACTGGAAGGATAGCCGGAACAACCAGGTTAAGAATTGGAAGCAGAAAATGCAGGGCGTTTGGTTTAAAGAGGAGAATAAGATAAAGAATGAGCAATTACCTGCTCACTTAACCAGATTGTTAAATTGATACGGAAATTTAAAGACATCGCAGATAGTTTAGAACTTATGCGCAATACTGGGAATCCTAAAGGAGAATTGACCGGGTTTACTGATCTTGATAATTTATATACAATCAAGCAGGGATCATTTACTTTTATTTTAGCAGCGCCGCATCATGGGAAGTCTGAGTTTGCTTTTGAGTTAGCATTTAATCAGGCGCATAAATACGGAAAGAAATCTTTAATCTATTCGCCAGAGACTGGATCGGTTGAAGATATTTATGCTGAGTTTATCCACAAGTTTACCGGCCGACCTTTTTACAAGTCTATTCCGGGATCAGTTGAGGATCGGGAATATTACCAGGCGATTAATTACATTGATGAAATGTTCAATGTTGTAGATTCAGATGATAAAAGCTATTCAATTCCAGAGATCATGTCACTCGTAACTAATGAAAAATTAATCATAACGGATCCGTACAATGAACTGAGGCATGAAATGAGCAGTTACAATGGTCGGCAGGATTTGTACATTGAGGATATTATCGGCGAAGTCAGGAGATATTGCAAGAAATTTCAAAAGCATTGGATCATATCCTTGCACCCGGCACAACAACAGATTCAGAAAGATGATAAAGGGAATTCCTATTATGGGATGCCTATGGCAAGGGAAGCAGCTGGAGGTCAGGCATTGTTAAGAAAGGCAATGACTTGGATTAATATGTGGAGACCTCCGCAAGGAATGAATGATCAGAACGGACAACCTTATGAGGATAACATTGTTTTGGTCAAGGTTGAAAAAGCAAAACCTAAAGGAGTTGCAATGAAAGGCGAGATTAAATTATATTTTGATTGGAAACGGAATCGGTATTATCAATTCCCTAAACTTTACGCATTTGAAAAGTAACTTACAACTGGAGTTAGAGGCTGAGGCTTATGCTTTATACTTCGCAGACAAAATAAAGACCTCTGAGGCATTATTATCTATGGCTGGTATAATCTGTCACTTAGATGGAGATGTGTTCTCTTATCGAATGAAAAATGGCTTGAATGACAAGATTCATGAGGTTATAGATCGCAATAATAAATTAAAGCAGATTTATGATCATTTCTTTACGTTATCTGAGCAGCTTGAACAGATGCGTATGATAGTCAGGAAGAATAATGCTCGGATGCTACAAATGGAATTAGAGAATGAAAAACTAAGTAAATTATTAACCAATTATAAAGAATGGGAATGAAAATAGCTACAGTATGTTCTGGAATTGGAAGTCCAGAACAAGCCTTAAAAGAATTGGATATTCCGCATGAAATCGCTTTTGCTTGTGAGATTGATAAATATGCAAGGCAGACCTATTTAGCAAATTTTACACCGAATCAAATGTACACCGATTTAACCGCTGAAGAATGGGATAAGCCGGAACAGTATTCGGACTTGTTTATTGGTGGGATCCCATGCCAGGCGTTCAGTCTTGCCGGGAAACGATTAGGGGAACTTGATAAACGTGGGTTGTTATTCTATGACTTTTACAGATACGTTAAAAATCAGCAACCTAAAGTATTTATAATTGAGAACGTGAAAGGTTTACTATCTGATAATAACGGAATCACTTTTCAGAATTGGTGCGCTTTATTGGGCCGGTCAATGAATACCCATATTAATATGTTTAATCACGAAGATAGTTTATTATACAACCTACACTTTAAAGTATTAAATAGTAAAGATTTCGGAGTACCACAGAACCGGGAAAGAGTTTTTCTTGTTGGAATTAGAAACGATTTGCCTAATACGTTCCATTTCCCGATTGGCGAACGATTAACAAAAAGGCTAAGGGATATTTTAGAGCCGGAAGTGGATGAGAAATATTATTTGAGTGAGAAGATGATAGATGGGTTTTTAAAACATAAAGAAAGGCATGAAGATAGAGGTAATGGATTTAAATTTAATCCTACTAATGTAAATGGTGTTGCAAGTACGATATCTACAAAAGCTGGTTCAAGGCAAACCGATAACTATATCAACGAATCAATAATTAAAATTGGTCAAACAAGTACAACAGAAAGATCACAAGGTGGTTCAGTTTATAATACTGATGGTTTATCTCCGACAATTTGTGCTGGCCCGCATGGTTATGCATCGGGTTATTTTCAAGAACCCTACTGCGTAGCTATGCGAGGAAGAAACCCAGAGAACCCATCGGATAGAACAACCGGGGCAAATACAGAACAAAGATTAGAACCTAATTCGCAAGGGATAACCAATACGATTACAAGCGTTCAAAAGGATAATTTAATAGTAGTCAAAGAAGCCACAAAACAAGGCTATGCCATAGCAAAAGAAGGCGACAGTATCAACCTATCAAATCCTAATTCAGAAACACGAAGGGGAAGAGTAGGCAATCAGATAGCAAATACTTTAGATACTGCTTGTAATCAGGGGGTGGTTGTTCAAGAGATTGATTGGATACAAGGTGGCACACAAGAACATCAGCACCAACGTACAGATGGAATATCTCCAACACTTACTTCTGCAATGGGAATGGGTGGAGGTCAAACTCCAATTTTAAAACAATACCACCGCATCCGCCGACTTACCCCCTTAGAATGTATGCGCCTCCAAGGTTATCCCGATTCATTTGTTAAGCCATGCTCGGATAGTCAAACGTATAAACAAGCCGGTAATTCAATAACTGTTAACGTGATGAAAGCGATTATTAAAAATATTATACCGATTTTATGAAAAACAAGTATAAAAACATAAAAACAGTAATTAACGGAATAACCTTTGATTCTAAAAAGGAAGCGACTTATTATGGAATCCTAAAACTAAAGGAAAAAGCTAAGTTGATAGATCGTTTTGAAATGCAAGTTCGGTATGATCTGGTGGTTCATAATATTAAAATAGGTTTTTATAAGGCTGATTTTGTCACTTATAAGAATGGTAAGGCGATAGAGGTTATTGATGTTAAGTCTGAAATGACTAAGAAATTGCCGGTATACAGATTAAAGAAAAAATTAATGAAAGCGATTTACAATATTGATATTGTAGAAATTTAATACCTTTATTAAAAATTATTCTATGAAAGTTAAAATTTCAGAAATAAAAGCTAACTCAAAGAACCCCAGAGTTATAAAGGATGACAAATTCAAAAAGTTGGTCCAGTCAATAAGAGAGTTTCCGGAAATGTTAGAAAAGCGACCGCTGGTATGCTTTACGGATGTTGATGGAAAGTATGTAGTTCTGGGAGGCAATATGCGATTAAAAGCATCTATTGAAGTTGGTTTAAAGGAACTGCCTATTGTTTTGGCTGATGATTGGACTCAGGAACAAAGAGATGAATTTTTGATAAAGGATAACGTAGGTTTTGGAGAATGGGACTGGGATCAGTTGGCTAATGAGTGGGATACTGATTTACTTGATAAATGGGGATTAGATATTCCTAATTTTGATGATGATGAAGTATTGGAAGCTGAAGAAGATGACTTTGACACAACTCCTCCTGAAATACCTATAACTGTTTTAGGTGATTTATATGAGATAGGTGAGCATCGTTTGCTTTGTGGTGATAGTACGGATTCAGATCAGGTTGCAAAGCTAATGAATGGGGAAAAGGCTGATATGGTATTTACTGATCCTCCTTGGAATGTTAACTATGGAGCAGTAAAAGAAGGTAATGCTATGGGTTATAAACCAAGAACCATAATGAATGATAGTATGTCTACTGGCGATTTTAAAGATTTTATGGGTTCTGCATTTGCAATGATGGCAATGAATTCTAAAAAAGGATGTCCAACTTATGTTGTTATGTCTGCTCAGGAATGGGGAAATTTAATGTTAGCATTACATGAAAACGGATATCACTGGAGTAGCACGATAATTTGGAATAAATCACATTTAGTTATGAGCAGAAAAGATTATCATACTAAATATGAGCCTATTTGGTATGGTTGGTTGGATGGAGCGCCCAGATTATGTCCTTTAGAAGATAGAAAGCAATCTGATGTATGGGATGTAGACAGACCGACAAAAAGTGAATTGCATCCAACTACAAAGCCAATTGCATTAATTGATATTGCATTAAAAAACAGTAGTAAAATAGGAAATCTTATTTTTGAGTTATTTACTGGTTCTGGTTCAACAATGGTAGCATCACACCAACTTAAACGTAAATGTTACGGCATGGAACTTGATCCTAAATACTGCGATGTAATTGTAAATAGAATGATAGCTTTAGATCCGAGTATTGAAATTAAATTAAACGGTAAGCCATTTGAAAAAGCATACTAAACTTTATTTAAGTTTTTTTGGTTACGA